AGAGCTACTGTCGTAAACATAATTATAGTCAGCACCTGCTGATGTAATAGTAATATCTGACATATTAGCCCCAGTAGCCCCTAAATCAATTAGGATATCATTACTAATTGTTAAAGTGTCTAATGAGCTCTGTGGCTGAGAAGAATTGCTCATGTAATGCCTCCGTTTGTTTGCGTAGCAAAGGAAGCCTTGTTTCGTAATAGTCCATATGACTCATAATTTCTCTACATATATCTGGTCTATAAACATTATAAGCATCCCAGCTTTCTGTCCATTTGCTTGGATATTTAAAATTATCAAAATACATTTCTGTATAACTGAGTCTGTCTGGAACCATTGGTATAGCATCAACAATAGCACCTTCGTAACAGCTAATACCTAGTGTTTCTTGTAAATTAGCACTGAAAACTAATTTAGCTTCTCCTAACAAATTATGATATTCGTTCTTTGTTAGTTGTTGGTCTTGACACACTACAAATTCATATTGAGGCAAGTGAGTGGCGAGATCTCGAAAAATATCAACTTGCTTTTCTGGAGCGATGCGATGCGGAAATAAAATAAGATCACGTTTAGGCATTCCTTTATACGGAGTAAGCGTAGTATCCATATATTCCATAGGCCAACCCGAACGAATAACTTTTCCGCTGTCTAGCAGATCCTTAACATCCTCTTCGTACCACGGATTTTCAGTGTAGAATCCATCCTCTAATAAGTTCTTTATGAACATATCAATATGGAAATCTGTAGCAAAATAATTGTGATCTACAGCATGGAAGAAACTCTTTTCGGCATTTCTCACCCATTTAGCTCTACCTATTAGTCGACCTAAAAAGTCTTGTGGGTCGTAACTGCCAGCATGCCATAGTGCGTGAATCTTAACAGGAATGTTAAGAAGTTCACTCATATATTTTAAGTTTATGATACCAGGATGCCAAGCATCAGTAAACAGAAAATGATCGCCAGACTTAACTGTTCCGGATGTAAATAGGCGGCTAAATTCTTCAACTTGTTTAGACTTATAGATATTAGTCCCGCCAAAGTTAAGAAAGGCACCAGGAGTAGTGGCACTAGGAATATCTTCAGGGCCAGAGATAACTTGAATCTGATGTCCTGTCCTTTTAAGAATTTTAGGTACATGTTCTTTCCATTGTGCCGTATAACGAGTTTCTACAGCTTCTAAATCAACGATATAGATCATTGCTTTTGAAACTTCCTATTACCGTTGCCGCTTCGATTGTATTCGCGACTACCATTCCACTCACGTTGTTTACGAGGGCGTGTACTATTGAAGTATTGATTCCAAATAGGACTTGCACGATTGTACAAATTAGCTTCGTTAAACTCTACCATCTCAAATCGACAGTAGTCATGAAATTTTTCCAAATCGTCAAAGATTTTAACGATGTCCGGACGGCTTTCGAAATAAGAAGTGTTGATGTACTTTGCCATTTTAAATTCCTTTTAGTTTAGTACTTAATAAACGAACCATTTTCTCCGTCTTCGGAGACCTCAATCCAAACCTCACGGTTAGGATACTTTGCGATAATCTGAGCGTGAAGTTCATCGCTCATCATTTCGCAACTCTTGTAGTCTAACGTCATTGTGCCCTCGTTGTAAAGTTTTTCGAGCCAACGCTTAAACTGAATAAATTCAATATCACGGTCATTATGTGTAACATTGATCCAAACACGAAAATGGAAAATGTGTCGATGCGGGTATCCAAGAAAGCTAACATCGTACTCGTCTCCAGTTGCTAAATCTGGACTATTTAATGCCGCTGGATACTTATGAATACCTTCTTTACGAAAAGTAACCCAAATCATTTTATTAGGGCGAACGTCTTGTCTAATGTTCATTTGACTAAACCTTCTGCTAGTGTTTTTAATTCTTCATCAGTCATAAAGAACTGATATGTTGAAGTAGAGTCAACGTCTCCGTCTTTATTTTTACATTCTTGAATGAATTCAATCGTGTTAAGATAAGATGGAGTTGAACATTTCCAACTTTTTACTCTAAGTCTAAAACCTTGAGTTTCTTTGACTACAAACTCTTTCATTTGATAATCTCGTCGTTTTTATATTGTGACCAGTCTGTGAACTTACTACGATCCATTAGTGTGTGTAGACTGTGGGACCACACACCGGGATTGGTTGCCTTAAAATCTTTGTCATCAATTTTAAGCATTGTATTATAATTCCAAAGACGAATGTATGGAATTGGCACACGAATTTGCGGAATAAAGTTATCGTATTCACAAAGCCCGCCTTCGTGAAATTCTTCTACTTGATTCATAGGAATATCTAAACTACACAGGTATCCTCTATTAAGAAAATGCATGATCATATCTTCCCATGCATGGTGCTCTTCGGGAATAGGCGGGTTATAACTATGATTAGCACCAAAGAAAATATGGTTAATATCTTTTCTTGTAACTTTTGACAGGTGATTTTCAATTTCTTCAATTGGTTGTAAGCCAGTAATAAACAAGGTTTTCATACCGTACGCTGGTGTATGCTCTACTTCGTTTCCTACAAAGTAGATCACATTGTCTAATTGACCGCTTGTATAATCACGATTCATTTTTTTCTGCCTTAGATTGCTCGTACTGTTTAAAAAACCGTGTTACAGATTCCATGCGTTCTTGAAATACATCCGGCGCCGCTTCCGCAGCACGTTGCAAATCCCAGTTACTGGGATAATGACGTAGACATCCACTGGCACGTTGTCTAATAATTTTAGGAACTCTAGGTGTAATACTAGAGTCACATAAATCTTTTAATAGTTGTTCGGCCATTTTAACGGCACGATACCTTTCGTCGGGTAGTGTCATTCTTTTACCTGTAATTCGAGCTGGTCTAATTTGGATTCTTCCTCATCAGTGAATTCATCACCGTGTTCAGATTGTACAGCCTCTGGCTCTACTTCGTCAAATAGATTGGCAAACATAGTTGAAGCATTTACAGTTTTCTTACCGGTAGCACCTCTAGTACCAATAATACTCATCCAAAAACGACTGTATTCCTCAACAACAGCATCAGCAACAGCTCGATCACTAGTTGCAAAAATAGCTTCAACAATATCTTTAAAGAATAATCTATCAAACTTTTCTTGTACTAGCATAGCCGGTACATTACCTTTATCGTATTCTTGATTAGCACGTTGTACAGCATTGATATGAGCGTATACATTGTGTCCCATTTGAATAGCATAGCTAAAGCTATCCCAAGAAGTACGGCCTTCTTTACCAATCTTATTTAGGTCGCCAGGCGCATAGATACAAATATCTTTAATAGAACATTGATCGATTATTGGACTGGATTCGAAGTTTTTAAAGATTCCGTCCTGGATGACAGCGTCTTTGAACAGTCTTGTGTCTGCGGCATATTTTTTGTCATCAGCAGACGGCACCATCCTGTAGACCCATTTGGTTCTGTCTTCTGTTTCTGTTTGGATGTAGATTTGTCCATTTGCTGTTGCCAAAAATGGTGAGGCGCAGTCAAAAGATATGGTAAAGTTTTCATTATGATATTTCCTTACAGCACGTTGAATATCTGTTAAAAGACAAGCCCATTCTAATTTTGATGTTCCTAGAAAGTGCATCCAATCTTGTTTACCTTTTTCTAGAAGACCGTCAAACCTTAATGATACAAGACGTTTCAGTGTCAAGTGTATGTCGCACATATTTTGACCACCCATAGCCCAGCCATTAAAATGGTTGCTAAACTGCTTGGGATCACAATAGTGTTTCATACGTTGATACCAATCTTCGGCATCGGTATGATTTTCACCCTGTAATACATTTAAGAACTTACAATTACCATTGCGATTTTTAATAAAATAATCGTTATTAATGTACGTGCCTTGAACTGCTTCTGCGTAGGTAGTAATACCTGTAGCTTTTTGTCCCGCTGGAGATCTAGCTACCCACGCCGGGATATCTAGAATCATACCATAGTCCATAAGCGTGTCCATCCATGTCAACACTTGTGAACGTTTCTTTTGTGCTTTAGGACAGTTAGGATCTTTCCAATCAGCTTCCCATACACCTTTACCAATTTGGAAACCTCCTGAGTCACCTAGTACCCAACTAGTTGAACGGTTACGATTACGAAACATGTCCTCGCTTTCGTCAACTTTGTTTAAGTCTAAATTTGCATGTCCTGCAGAATATAAACACCAATTGTAATAGAAAGCACCCTTATCAGGTTCTAAATAATTAAGACTTTCTACACCGTTAGTAAAACTTGCAGGAATACGAGCAGGATCAACGTAACTTCCGTAACGTTGTTTGCCTATAAACGTGGCATAGAATCCTGACGTTGCGGGAAGAAACACCGCATAGTCATTTTGAGTACTAGTTAGATCTCTATTCATTACTTGCTTTGTGCTGGTAGAATATAGTTGTATTCAGCCATTCCGCTATCTACAGTGATCATCATAGCACCTGCGTCTGCAATCTTCATAGTCTTGTCACCGTCTAGATTAAGAATACTCATAACTTGAGTGACCGGCCACGACCAAGTTGATTTTAATTTTCCACCAGCAGCCGTTTGAAAAACAAAATTGCCTGCGTGTGTACTAGCATCACCAAAACTAAAAATTAAATCTCCGTTATCGGTTTTTACCTGAAACACTTGTTCTTCACTATGTGCTTGACTTTGAAACTTCAAACGTTGGATACTGGCTAGGCTAGGTTGAAGTTCAATATCCCATGAAGCACCTTTAAATTTAACAGTCTTGAGTTTTTCGTTAATAACTTCAGTACTCATAAATCTGTAGTCATTGACAAAGTCCCCGTTGGAATTTTCAAAGTGAATTGACGTTGGAACTTCTTGTCCGTTCTTTTGTGTTTTTACTACATCAATTTTTGCATTTTCTTTATACTCGGGACATTTTAAGTGAATATTAAGTTTGTCCAAGTTAGGCATTCCAAAGGTGCCTTTAAATTCGTCTACAGTTTGATGAGTTTTAGCAGAAAGAATAACTGATCTATCTTCAGCCATTGATTCAATAACAGTTTCTTGATCAGTTCCTGTAATTTTAACAATAGGCAAAAACCCTAGTGCATGTGTATGTGTAACGATATCTTGTAAAATGTCTTTCATAATAGTTCCTTTGTGTTAGATTATATAGGTTATTTAGGTCAAAAGTCAAATAATTTATTAAAAGTATTTGTCTGTTCGGTTGACCTAATGTCCCAGTTTAGTACTCCAATTAAATTATCAAGTTTGTTGTCGATAATTGTTGATTCCATTTCTTCATGATTAAATGGTAAATCTTTAAACCATTGCGGTAATCTCAGCTCGTCCACAGGATACGCAACAGAAGTAAATCCCATAGGATTATCTTTGAGCTTACAGACAATTACTTTGGCACCATCTGTAATGTTCATAGAATATTTGTCACCAAACATGCGTTTTAGAGTATTCCAGTTAATACTGGCCCGCACATGTCCCGGCATATTAGCTTTGCCTGCTTTGGCTTCTTTAGCCTGATACTCGGTGATGTTGTTGGCACGTTTAGGTGAGCCTTTTTCCCAACCAGGTCTAACTTTAAACTCAGTTCTAAAACTGCTGATAAAATCAAGAACGTTAATTTCTTCACTACCAGTTAGCACCATTTCAAGAACATCACTTAAAAAGTTTTGAATAAATTCTGGAGTATCTGAACGCTTAAGATCTAAGCCCATAGCCTTGATTTTGCCTGGCTTACCTTCGACGTCCTGTCGCTTGCCTTCTTTATCATAGTAAAGAACAGCATAACGTTTTTTAGTAATGAACAGACCTTTACTGGCAACAATTTCGCGACCTGCTTTGATAACTTCACCGCGACTCTTTGGACAGTGAAAAGCGTCTAGCATAAATTGTGGAAAGGTAGTGTTTACTTCATTGCCAATTTGATCATACAATGAAATAACAGTTTCTTTTGACCACGGAATGACACCAGAATCAATTTCTTTCTTCAGTGTTTTATAAGCTGAAAAATAACATGAGTCTGTATCACCATAGATAATAGCTTTTCCTCTATAGTCATATTCTCCAGTTATAATTTCATTGACCTTTGATGCCATATGTTTAACAATTTGTCTACCAGTTAATGTAGTCGATTGTCCAATACGTTTGTCAAAGAATCTACAATGAGGATTAAGAATAGCACCGTATAGTGAGTTTAGGTTAATTTTTTTAACCAGCTGGCGCTTGTCCCAGTATTCTTCTTCAATCTTATTGCCTGCGGCAATTGATTCTTTAAGTTTAGCCTGCATCTCTTTACGTTCTTTGTACCAACGTGCCAGTAGTCCTGGAATGATACCTTCTTTTTCGTAAGTGAAGATAGTACCGTTGGCACTTAACATTAGATGCTGATTGCTGTCGAAGATTAGCTTGTATACTTCGGCTGCACTTAAGATATCGTGTTCTCCTGATTCCCAGTCGATAATAATCTCAGTACCAATTTCTTGTCTCATTACAGCTTCATATTCATCACTGCCAAACTTACCTTCCCAACTGGCAGCAAATGATTTACCTTTAGCCATAGCTTCTTCGATGGCTGCTTCTGTAGCTACAGGTCTTAACTGTCCTACAATAGTTTCAGGGCCCATGTTTAGAGCTCGAATTGCTGATGGATAAAGACTGTTAATATCTAAAGAACCAATCCAATCCTGCAGACCTTCTTTAGGATAGGCAACGTAAGCACCGGCTGCGCCAGCATCTTCGCTGTCGTCTTTTTTATTTCTATTTGGTACCTGCATACCTCTACGATGACATTCGTTAATAATGGCCTGTTCGGTAACTGCCACAGCGCCCATAGTAGTTTGTAAAAGTACAGTACATTCGTGTGCCAGTTTATTAGCTAGATCTAAGAATTTAAGTTTTTGATCTAGTTTATTAAGTAGCGCACAGTCTTGTCTGTTATATTCAATAAATTTACGAAAATCATTATTGTATAATTGATCTAACGTACCTTCATAGACAGTTTTTCTTTCACCTACTTCCATTTCACCAATAGCATCTAAACGATATGTATGGCGTTCTTCATAGGTATACTTTCTGTACAGTTCGAGGCTGTCCATGTGTACACGACCAACTAGGTCATAAGTAACAGCAGTCTTACCGTATTTTTCATATTCTCTCTTTTTAGGATAATGATTCCACAAGCAAAATCGTCTTGTATCGTCTTTTGACAAAACTTTAGTTACACGATTAACCGTGTACGGAATATCATAGCCCTCTGAGTTCCACCCGCTGAGTACATCTGCATCTTGAATTAGATTTAGAAATGTATCTAACATATCTGCTTCGTTGTCAAAGAGATGTGTATTGGGAAAATCTTTAACTAGTTCTTGTGCCTGTGCAATAGTCAGACCTTTTGGAGGCATAGCCAAGCAGACTAGTGTATCTAACCATTGTAGATGAACAGCGATCGCAGTGATTGGCATGAAAGCATCTTCTGGGCTTGCATAACCTCTTTCTGGATCAAAGTCTACTTCAATATCGAAAAAAGCGGTGTGTAATTTGGGAGCGTCTTGATTAAGATAATTTTCGCTCAGGCATGCAATAACAGGGTTTATGTCAGCTTCATAGAGCTTTTTACTGTTATTGATCTTAAGTTCTTTATGAAAGTCTTTGGTGTTTTTACAAACAATGCGACTTAAAGGGTCTCCATGAATACTCTGGAATTTACCTTTAGGATCCTCATAGTAAAACGTATATCGAACAGGGAAATCTTTAAACTGTCTTTCACCCTTGTTATTACGTTCAACTACTCGAATCGTGTCGGCATCTCTATCAAAATATGCGTCTACGTACAAGTTTTTCTCCTATGCGATTTAAGGCTCGCAAATACCAAAACGATCATTTGTGGCTGATCAAACCTTACTATAATGTACTTATCAATCTAACATACCCTACTATATCTATAGTGACTAACAAAATATAGTTAGCTACCATACCTGTGCTTTTTCTCGTCCAAGCTGCCCAACCAAATATAGCACATTGAGTAATAAAAATAGGATATAACCAAATGAATAAAGGATCGGTAGCACCTGCTGCCAAAACAAGAGAGCAGCCTAAACTCATAACCCAAGCAGTTATCTCTAGTATAAATCGAGTAGGCCACTCTTTGTAGTCCTCTCTAGCCCAATTGTATATATTGGTAACGGTATTAGTAGTTTGATCCATTAGTCTTTTGGCAATCTATTTGTTACACCTAGAATCATCTCAATTTCGTTCCAATCATTTTCATGATCTTTCCAATTATCTTTATGTGCAATAGTAATTGCTTTATTGATAATTGATGGTTTAATTTCTAATTCTTCGGCAACAGCTTTGACAGTTTCTTTGAGACCTTCTTTGAGATCTTCAATTTCTCTTAACACAGTTGAACCTTCGGTAATAAGTCGTTCTAATTTGGCTTTTTCTTCGGGCCCGTACATTCTGGTTGACATAATATCTCCTTGTTAACGTCTAAGTATACAGTAGTTATCGTAATAAGTCAATAGCCAAAAAATATTGACATCCAAACCAAATGATCATATAATAACAATATGAAACACACACTCACAGCAATTTTAATTGCAACCCAAATTGGCACAGTCTCTGCTCAAAATTTTCACGATTGGGATAACCCTAGTCGTAAATTTTCTGTAGATAATGCTCAGTTTCAAACTACCATTATTGCCACTGATAAAGTGCAACAGGTCTGCGAACGCGAAAGCCGC